AGCCCAGCCGACAAGTACCCATACTTGGTGGACTTGTTCAGCTTGGGTTGCGCGGTAGTGAACAGTTTACTGAACCCCACTCCCGCATATAATGCCTTTACCGTAGTCATTCTTCCTCCTTGTCATTACTGCCCCGACAGTTCTTTAATTAACTTCCTGGCCTGGCGCATGGAGGCATCCCATTGCCCCTGCGCTGCCCGGTCGTATTGCCCACCCTTTGTCTCCCCTAGCACCATCACCCGCTCATCTATCATGTGAACAATATCCGTAAGGTGGTCGTATAGTTCCGGGGCTCTGGAGAGTAGCCGCACTATAGACGGCGAAGTCATGCTGACAGTCGCCACCCGCCCTCCCTCGTGCCAGCTAGTCGGCTCCGATCGGATTGTGCATTTCCCAATGTCACAGACATCATCGTAGTCCACAGTCCATGGACCGTATGGCCATTCGTAAGACATAATCACTCCTCCTCGCCTAGCAGTTCATTCACAAAGGTCATGTCCTGGTTGTTTTGGACCATTGACTCTACCGCTTGCCCCAGGTCCAAGTGGAACCGATACATGAGGTAGCCAAGCAGCCGCCATCCTGTTAATTGCTCTTCCATTACTCCTCCCTACGGCCAAAAATTGAGAATGCTAATGGGCGGATAGGCCCACCGCTTATACATTCGCTTCATATATGCTTCTATGCTTTCCATCACGCCTCCTAAATCATTCCGGCCAGCACCAGTGCGCTGGTCACTTTCAATTCCTTACACCCAGGACACCAGTTGTTGGTAGCGTCCGGCTCGTGGTTACCTGATACCTCGCCACAAGCCCCACACAATCCCTCCGATAGTCCCTCATATATGAACGACTCAAGGTCGCCCAGCGTCCACCCATGGCACACCGTTATGCTGTGCTTTTCACGTTTCGTGTGATAAACATGCCCCCTCTCAAACACGTCCCGCCACGCCCTAGTGGCATCCATAAGATGCTCGCTTGTTATCGCTTCCTTGCTGGCCGTCCAGTCAATACCCGGAACCTGCTCTTGTGCTCGCAATGCACTCTCCACACACTCCCTCCGAGTGGTATGGTAGTAAGTGATTACACGGTAACCACTTGGCACGTGGTCAATTTGCCACGAGCCCCATGCCTTACGGACTGCCAAGCCAGGCACGCCGAAGTCATACCCTGTAACGGCTACAGGGATGTTTTCAGCATCCTTGTGTGCTGGATTGACAGCTTGGCTGTACTCAATTTTCTTCATCACTCCTCCCTTGTTATAAAGTTGCTTGGAACCCGAGGGCAGAATCGAACTGCCGACCCCCGCTCTGTCATAGATCCACCTTGCATGGGTGTTTCCGCCTCAGACCCAATCGCCACTGATTACGGTGGGGGCGAATTCCCCATGCGCTTGCGACGCGACTCCGTGTGTGGACCTGAGGTTTCCTACTAACGGTGCTCTGGCCAACTGAGCTACTCGGGTATGATTCTCTTATAAAAGGCCTGCCACTATGAACAGACCAACAAAACAAACTGCAAAAATCACCTCGTCGTGGTTCATCATCCGTCCCTTTCAATTTGGTCAATATCGAACCAGGCCTCACCGCCTGGCCACCTCACGCGATAGCGTGCCTTCCATATCGAGACGATTGTCCCGCGATACTTCCAGCACGCCACCACGCGCTCGCCAATGCTGTAAGCTGTTACGGCAACCATGCCGCTCCGAATACGGAGGTGAATACAGCAGATAGGTAGATTATCGTTAGCATGTCTGCCGGACTCATTTGCCACCTCGTTTGCGTGTGACCACCAGGTCCAATTTGCTATCGATTGAAATAATAAACGTACGTTTGCTACGCTTTTTCATAGTCATTCTCCATTGGTTTAAGTTTATTCCGCCAACAGTGCCCACAAGCCATGGTTATGCGGTCATATACATGACCTTCGATTTCATGTCGTTCAGTGCTAGCAAGTGCTCTTCAACCTTGCCCTGTTGCACTGGTTTAGCTTGTGGAGTTGTTGTTTTGATACGCTTGCGCCGTTTGTTCGGATTGTTCCAAGGTTTGTACGACCAATCATCCTTGCGGACTCTTGATTGAATCCACCGTGGACACCGTCCGTTGTTGTGTGCGAATGGAACACTGACAGACTTGAAAAGTTCGATAACTTGTTCCAGTAAGGAACAGCCCTTGTGTCGTTCACTGTCCAGCGTGGTCAAGTTTGCGGTATGCTCGTTATCAGTCCGCATGTTTGACATTTGCCGGGAGTATTGACGGGCGCGCTGTTGTGCTTTGCTGCGTCGTCGCTGTTTCCGTATCGCTTTGCTACGTTGTCCCATAGTCGTCACCGTTCCTTTGGTTTGACTTGCGGACACTGCAAGCGGAATCAACTCTCATTAGGTCCGCGCTGCCCAATGGCATGCCTGCTTCCCTTTCATGTGTTTCAGTCAGTGTTGAGCATTCAAGCGGCACGTCTTGTTAGTGTGCCCCGTGATACTCCCAACGGTGGTTATGCCTGATAACTCCCAACGGCTTGAACCGTCTTTGGTTGTGCCGAGTGTTCTTGGTTGGCCTAGTGGCGTCCGGTTGAACACTCAACACTGACTGAAACTGCGCTTTGTCAAAGAACCTCCCACATCATGTGGGCAGGTGACTTACTAGGAGCGAACCCCGTTGGGCCTGATTCATCCCTGAACCTGGGGTCAACAATGAGGCCTGTAGACATAGATTGCAAGCATATTCGTATTTCCCATGTCGATTGTACCGCAGTGCAGCGTTTAGGTTTTGGGTGTTTTGGGGTGTTTTGGCACATTGTTGACAGTGGAAACGCGCAAAAAACGTACATGGTTTGGTCGTGTTTTGTGTGTGGTTTGGTGTGTGTTGGACTGGCGAGCATGCAAACAATGTGCCAAGTGTGTTGACTATGTTGGCATGGATGATGCAGAGCAAGCAATGATCGTGCCAAGTGTAACCTTTGTGTGCGCGTGTGTGTAATATATGCGCATGTGTATATGTGTCCCGTTTTGGTGTCTCATATTGAGACAAAACGGACAAATCGGACATTTCGGACAATTCGGCACACAAGCAAGTATCGTGCCAAACATGGGGGGAGTACTATTTTATTTTTGATTGGGGTCGCGCGATATGCTTGCAGGTACCCATAAAGTAAATCGCACGTTTTTTGGATCACACTTAATCACACACACACACCCCCCTTTGTCATGCGCGTGTATATACATACGCGCGTACGCGTGAGAGGTGTGTGTGTGTGATTAGGTAGCTGGCGGTTGTTGTTCGATTTTGAAAAGTGTTTGTCTTACCGAGCCCATTGCTCTTGCGTTCACTGGTTGCATTCTTTGGAAGTTGAATCTTTGCCCGAGTATTGCGTCACGGATCATGGCACTGACGGGTACATTGAGAAAGACGCCGATCTCATTTAGCTTTACGTGCAGTGACTTGCTCATGACCGCTCGCTTTTCATAGCCCTGCCCCTTTGGAGCCTTCCTATCGGTTGCTGGCACTGATAGTCCGTAGTTTTCCAAAGACCCAATGAATGATTCCACGGCCACATCGATTAGCGTTTGGATTGTTAGTCTTGTCTTTTCCGATGTCCTGCGGACCAATTCGTGACATGATTCTTCCAAAGCTACAGATACTTGTTGAGTTTTAGTTTTCATGTGTCAAGATTATCATCGTGACAGAAGATAAATCAATAACAAAACCGATACCTGTTTCTGTAATTGAAAAGGATTTGGCCAGCTACTGGTTGTCTGCCGCTGTGAGTGCGGAGCGTATGTTGCAAAGCGCGATACAGGAGGCTGGTGGCGACATAGCGGAGTTGGGTCGTCTTGTTCGCGGGGTGGACAGTTATGTTCGCGTTCGCGAGAAGATAGGCTCTATGGTTGAGAAGGCTGTCTGTGTATCTGGTGACGAGGGGTGGGACCCATTTGGCGCGGACCCTTTGGAGGCGAAGCTCGATGAGGCTCAGGCTCGTTCCCAGTTTGATGGTGTGAGTGCGGCGACTGTGAATCTTGGGTTGTCTCACATGGAGGGTGACAATACTCCGATAGAGCGTGATGCTGTCCGTTTGTATAAGTCAGGACTTACGATGGGGGCCGTTGTAAAAAAGACGGGGCTATCTCTTTATCAGGTCCGCAAGGCTCTTAAGCGGGCGGGGGTGAAGCGTGCTCGGAAGAAAGATAGGGTTGCTCCCAGTGGGACCCAGTGATATGGTTGTCTTAGTCATTCTTCCGGGGGTGGTCCACTACCCTGATACGCGAACCTTTTGGACCACCCCCACCTTCTTTCCTGTAGGATGTGTTTATGGACCCTAGAGAATTTTGGGACAGGTGTAAGCGTGATAGGCGGTTTTACTTCAAGCATTGTTTGAGGATCCGCGCACTGAAGGATGGATACTACAAGCTCGTCCCGTTTATTCTAAATGAAGAGCAGGAACGAATCTTACAGACCATCGAGGAGCAGGAGTTTCAAAACAGACCTGTTCGCATCATCATTCTCAAGGCCCGTAAAATGGGGTGCTCTACTCTGATTGAGGCGCTCGGTCACCACTATTGCCAGTTCCATCCTCATGCCAATGCGAAGGTTGTGGCGCACTTGAAGGAATCGACCAAAGAGGTCTTCCAGATTACAAAAAGATATCAGGAGAACCTGCCGTCATCCATTGCCTCCATTGCACCAGGCAAGGCGGTTGGCTCTTCAATCTCCTGGAAGCACGGCTCTAGGTTCTCTGTGGAAACGCAGGGTTCAACGGATGCGGCCCGGGGCTCCACGCCATCGTTTGTTCATATTTCAGAGCTTGCGCTTTGGTGGAAAAGACGTCGTTCCACTACAGACGAGGATGTGCTTCAGGCGCAGATGGGCTCTGTAGATCCAAAACCCGGCACGTACATCATCATCGAGTCCACAGCCAATGGAGCCTCCGGTGCATTCTACAATCGGTTCTGGAAAGCGCATAGAAACGAGCCAGGCAATATGTTCGATGCCCTGTTTTTCGGGTGGCAGGAGCACGACCGCTACAGGCTAGAGCCGCAAAAAGGCGATAACGAAAAGCACCAGGCGTTGGTGGATGCCTATGAGAAGGAGGACATGGAGTTCTTTTTCGACCTTGGTAGGCAGATGGGATACAACGAGACTTGGTCAGAGCGGGCTGTCGAGTATGATTTGAAGCCGTGCCAGGTTCGATGGGCGCAGCAAGTTCTTCAGACAAAGTTCGATGGTGATATGACCCGGTTCGATACCGAGTATCCCCTTTCGGCGCAGATTGCCTTCACCTCAAGCGGGAAAAGCCCATTCGATCAAGTCATTATCTCTGACAGAATTGATGAGCTAAAAGACAACCCACCCAAAATGACGGTTGGGTCAGCCGCCTCATACGATGGATTCAAACTCACAATCTTCCCAGGGCAAGATAACTGGCAAATCTACAAAGAGGTGAACCCCAACCACCAGTACATCGTAACCATTGACTCGGCACACGGCATCGATGATGGAGACTTTAGCTGCGTACAGGTCCTCGATGTCACTGACCGCTGCCAGGTGGCCGAGTTTTATGCCAGGGTTCCGCCAGATGTTGTGGCAAGAGAGGCTGCAACCGTGGCGTCAGCCTACAATTTTGCAATTGTTATCCCTGAGGTTGATGGGCCAGGGCTGGCTGTTGTGCGTGAGCTTTTGGATATGAATGGCGGCGATGGGTACCGGAATATCTATGTTCGATCTCAGAGCGGTAACTGGACCCAAAGGTTTGGATTCAGAACTGGGGCCCAAGGAAAAAGAGATGCGGCGATTGCTGCGCTGGCTAAGGCCATCCGGGATAAGTCATGGGACTTTCACTCGCTGCGTCTTTTGGGCGAATGCCAGACCTTTATCGAATCATCGACAGGGAAAGCCGAGGCGATGCCTGGAGAACATGATGATGCGGTAATGGCGATGGCTATCGCCCTTTACCTTGATTCAGAAATTTCAGAGAGGATGTCATCAGAAATTGACATCACTCCAAAGCCCAAAAGGGAGCCCGGGGCGGTGTATGCTAGGGACTTGATGATGGATGAATCCCCTCGCTCTGACCCACATCTTGGCTCTTCGGAGTACTGGTAATGCAGACTTATTTACTTTTCTTCCTCTTATTGTGTTACATTTTTACCATGTCGATGCAGGTGGCGCTCATTTGGCTTATGCACAAGGACTCCAAACGCAGAGACGAGCTTGAGAAGTTGCGGTTAGAGTCCGACAAGTCAAAGCAGTGGGACTCATTTGACATGTATCAGCGCGACAGCCTAGAAGCTGCCGTTGCTGGCCGAAGGGAGCGATAATGGCAGTCGCAGAAGTCACTCTGGGCTCAAAAATTTTAAGTTCCTTTTTGACTGGGGGGGCCGCTGCCGCTGGCGCTGGTGTTGCCGGTAAGGTCCTCGGCGGTCTGTGGGGCGATGATCAGCAAGCTACTGCGCCGCAGGACGCTCGCCCTCCGGAGATAGGTGGAGGCACGTATAAAGAGGCCCTGGCCAATCTCATGCGGGATATACCTAGCCAGACTAGACTTTCCCAGAGAACCCCCGTGACCCTTGGTAGTGATGGTGGGACCCCGCGCCATGACAGGTTGCAGACCCTTGAGGCAATAGCGAATGTCAGACGGGGGCTGGGGTGATGGCGCCATACGGGCCTAAGCTTGTTGACGAGAAGACGTCAATGGACCCTGTCTATGAGAGGATCCGCCAGCGGCTACTGAACACAGTCAGCCCCATGATTCCATCGGGGGATACCCGAGCCAATGCAGCGAAGGCGATCTTACAGGGGCTTTCAACGCTCGTCCCCCAGTCACCAGAAACAGTAATAAATCCAACAAGCCCTTCCATTTACAAGCCAATTGATGCAAGAATACGGGCCACAATGAACCTACGAAACCGCCAGCCAGGGGGAGAAGTCTAATGAGACCTGCCAATGAAGCCAACATGCAAGGGGACACAAATACAATTATCCAGCAGGCAATTGACAAGATTCTAAAATCACTCAAGGGCAATGAGCTTTTGGCGCTCATGGAAGATGCCGGAAAGGGAGCGAGGGGAAGCACAGGAGCGCAGCCACTCACGCAAGACATGGCCCCTTCCCCGCAATATGCACCTCAGGGTGGAGCGGGCCGCACGGGCGTGGACGCAGGGATGGCCCTCTCTGGCTCGAGTGTGCCACCCTTCCAGCAGGGCGACCCCAAAGCTGCAAAGATGCGGGCCCTATTTGAAATGATGCGCACTGGCGGGGCAGGGCCCCGGTAGATGGAAGGCCCTATCACGAGAGAGTATGGCGAGAAGAAGCGTTCGTCGTATGAGCCGAAGGTCAAAGAGAAGGAGTTGGCCTCGTTCGTTCGTGAGCAGTATGAGCTAGCGGAGAGCGCAAAGCAGGGGGTTATCGAGGAAGCCTGGCTTGGGACAGCGTTCTATACTGGCAAGCAGTGGACCCGCTGGAATCGCGTCACTCAAATGCTCGAGGAGCCATCACCCCCCGCATGGCGTGTTCGGATGACGCTGAACTACATCCTACCGACCGTCGAGACCCTTGTCGGTAAGCTTACGGAGAATCGTCCTGGTTTTATGGTTATGCCAGCAACTGATGACGATGATGATAAGGATAGGGCTAGAGCCTCAGAGAAGCTCTTGAATTACATTTGGCATGAGACAAACATGCAGGTCAAGGTCCACGAGTTTAGCAAGTGGATGGCGACTACGGGGACAGCTTTTTTCCGCGTCTGGTGGGACCCTACCGCTGGCGTGGAGTATGAGTTTGAAGAGGAAGAGCCCATCGTAGAGCACCTAGAGGGTGTTGTTGGCGAGACGGCTGAAGAGATGGAAGCGGGGGACAAGCCTCCGGCGAAGAAGAAGCGGAAGACCGAGAAGACTGGCTTCCCTGTTGTTGATGTGTTGAGTGTTCTTGATGTGGCCTGGGATCCGGGCGCCAAGGATATGGAGACTGCGCGGTGGATTGTGCATGCAAATTCCCTCCACATCGACCAGATCAAGGACAATTGGCCCAAGGGCAAGTACGTCACTGAGAAGGATTCGTACAGCGCGAACACGCAGAGTGCTCAGATAATCAAGGAGTTCAGCGGCAATGAGGGGCTGGACGAGAAGTACACTGACCGCGTTATTGTTTTGGAGTATTTCGAGCGCCCATCCCCTCGCCATCCTGATGGTCGCTATATTGTGGTTGCTGGCGACATTGTCCTCGAGCAGTCTGACGAGCTTCCCTATGGAATGATGCCGTTTGTTATGGCTCGACACATAACAGCGCCGGGCAAGTTTGCTGGTGAGGGCGTTGTGAAATCAATTGTCGCCCCACAGAAGGAACTCAATAAGTCCGTGAGTCAGCGGATTGAAAACAAGAATCTCCACGCCTCGCCTAAATGGTTAGCCGAGAAGGGGTCAATTGAAAAACATCAAATCACCGACCAGCCGGGGGAAGTGATTGTGTACTCGCGCACCGCCTCAAGACCCCCACAGCCGCTTCCCCCTCCTCCATTATCTCCTGAGCATCGAGCCATTCAGGATGAGCAGATTGGGCATATCGAGGCAATCAGTGGGGTGAGTGATGTGACCCGTGGTATGGCATCGGCGTCCACGTCGGGGCGTGCTATTGGTCTTTTATCTGACCTGGACCAGACGAAACTTGGCCCGACTGTTCGAGAGATGGAGCGTGCGATTGAGGACCTGTGTTCCTGCCTGCTTCGTTTCTGGCGTGATTATATGCCGATACCGATGACGATTCGTGCGGTTGGTAAGAACAAGGCGATTGACGTATTTGACTTTTATTCATCCGATATCCAGAGCACCGATGTTCGCATCGTCGCAAACTCGATGCTGCCGAAACATCCGTCGTATCGGCGTGAGCAGGTAATGCAGGCATTCCAGGTCGGGTTGCTTGGGGATCCGGCAGACCCTCAGACAAAGCTCACGGCTCGCAAGCTGATGGAGTTTGGCGATACGGAGCTTCTTGAGGGTGACGATTCGCGGGATCGAAACTACGCCAAGGAAGAAGTCGAGTTGATCAAGAATGGTGGATGGTCTGATGTGCAGGCGTGGGAGGACCACCTTACGCACATTGATGTTCACATGGCGTTTATGAAGAGCGTCGAGTATCGAATCTTACCGACAGAGGTACAAGAGAACTTTGTCCGACATTTAGCGTGGCACTACTACATGGAAAGCCAAAATGCACAGGGCGTGCCCTGGTGGACGAGCTATGTAGAGGCTGGAGGCAAAGACATGCCGCCGCCTGAGATGCCTGCTGGGATGGTCGGAGATGAACTAGGTGTTGACATGGCGCAAGGACAAGGCGCTATAATGGCACCAGGAACTGAATCCATGCCAATGGCTCCCCCGGGGGCAGAAGGTATGGGTGAGGGTGGTCTAATAGGCGGGGGAACTCCGGAGCTTAATCAAGCGATTGGGACACGGGGCCCTGGCGTAGCGGACTATGAATTTGGGTTTGAAGCCTAACCAACTTCGTAAACTGGAACGATAAACCAGGAGAGCTTCATGGATGATTATACGGGCGATAACAGCTACGAGGAGACGCCGTCCTCGGAATATAGCGTCGAAGAAGATCAGGACACTTCGTTTGCGTCGGACGATATCGACGATGAGCCTGAAATTGGAGACGATGGTGAGCCGCAAGCAATTCCTTACAAACGGTTTAAGAAATCTCGTGAGCAATTACGGGCGCTAAAGGCCGAGCGTGATGAGTTGATGCAGCAGTTCAGCGAACTTCGCGGACGACAGGCAAGCATGGAGGAATATGTCCAGCACATGCAGCGTTCAGCGGGTTCTCGAGATCAGGAAAGGGAGTCAGAAGAGGAACAATACGCGGATCCGCTTGAAGGCAAAGTTGCCAAGCTGGAGAAAATTATCCGAGCACTTCACAACCGCCAAGAGAGTAATTCTCGCCAATCTCAGGTCAAAGATGCCGAACGGCAGATTCGATCAGAGCTTGAGCGGGCGCGAAGTAAGTACCCGGATATGAGCGATTTATTTGTCCTTGATGCACTCGCCAGGAATCCTAACGCTCGGGTTGTTGACTTGGCTAAAACAAGCCATAACAAGACTCATAAGCGTTTTGAGGAGTGGGCGTCTAAGCGGGGTTATAAGCCTCGTGCACGCCGACTCGCGCCTGCTGGTCGTAAGGGAGCCGCTAAACCTGTGGATATTGGAGATAGCCTCGATCTGGCCGAAGAAGCCGCGATTGAATACTTACTGTCAATCGAATAGAAAGGCTAGAATAACATGGCACAAGGTGGTGGTTTTCCTAATCCCCTAGGGGCTTCGGATACTAATTTTACTAATGGCTTCAACGCGGTCCTTAAGGACTTCTTTGAGGGCACTGTCCGTGATCACCTCAACACGAAGGTGACACTCTTATCATACATCGAGAAATCAAAGCGTAGCTTTGTTGGCCGTAAGGTCGTTTTCCCTGTGAATCTTCGTCGGACATCTGGCGTTGGTGCTCGTGGTGAATACGATGCTTTGCCAGCGGCAGATCGCCAGCGATACGATGATGTCAACATTTCCGCGAAATACCTTTACGGTCGGATCGAATTAACAGGTCCGGTCATTGAGGCATCCCGTGGAGATCGAGGAGCTTTTGCTTCGGCATTGCGCTCTGAGGTTGAAGGCATGCGTCGTGACTTGCGTGACGACTTGAACCGCCAGCTTTTCGGGCAACTCCCAGTCAAGGCATCTGATGGTGCCGCGCTGAGTGTTACTGGTGCGTTGGGCGTCATCAAAACTGGGGTAAACAATGCCACACAGACACTGGATTCCGGAAATGGTAAAGCGGGAACTCGCTATATCAAGGCTGGCATGAAGGTGAGCATCTTGGCGGCAGACGGAACCCACAAAGGGTCCCAAACTGTTAATTCTGTCGCTTCTTCAACCGCGCAGTTCACAATGGCTGGTGCGGTGAATACCGCGACAGACGATGTTGTTGTCCGTGGAGATAGCGCGAGTTCTCATAGTTTGGATGCTGAGTTGAACGGTATTGCCAATATCGTGCAGGCGCAGGCGTCTGGTTCGTTCCTTGGAATTAGCACGACTGATTTCCCGGAGTGGGCCGCTTCAGAGCTTGCCGGTCCTGGCGGAGGAGCCACTCGTCCGTTGAGCTTGGAGTTGATGCAGTTGGCTGTGGATACGGCTGATGAGGTCGGAGGCTCAGAGCCCAACTTGATCATGGGTCACCACAGCGCACGACGTGAGTACATCAACCTTCTGACATCTGACGTGCGGTATGCCCCCGAGCAATTGCGCGGTGGTTTCCAGAAGTTGTCGTATGCGGGTGGGACGAATCCAATTCCGATTGAGTTCGACAAGCACTGCACGTACAACGCTCTGTACTTTGTCAATACTGCGGACGTAAAATACTATGTCCAAAAGGACTGGGCCTGGGCTAACCGGGATGGCTCAATGATGAGCCGTGTTTCTGATAAAGATGCCTGGGAAGCATTCATGTGCTTCTACGGCGAGTTGGGCTGCGAGCGACGTAACACACACGTCATTCTCAAGGACCTGGCAGTCAGCAACACCATTTTCTAATTTAGGTTTGGGGGGCATGAAGCCCCCCTTCCTTTTCATTCAGTATCCTCCTGACGGAGGGGTAAACTGTGGAGTGATGAACCATGATTAAAGATCGAAATATCGGATACAAGTATAAGAAAGACTGGTTCCCTGCGACGGGATTCAACTCTTTCGAGGTGGTTGTGGTTGTGGATGACGAGTCCGATGGCGGGGCCACGGAAGAGGCGACTGCGACTGCGACCCTTAGCGGTGCTGTTGGTGGGGCTCCTCCACTGACTGAAATCGGTTCGCTTGGTGTTGTCGGTGCGAAGATGGACACAGCCGGGGACTTATTGCGAATGATGACGCCCTTGCCGAGCCACTGGGACCTGGATAACGACATCCACGTCCGAGTGCTGTGGTCAGATGACGCTACCAACGCCGCCCAGTCAATTACGTGGAAGGTTCTTTGGAAATCTTTCCAGTTCCAACAAGCCCCCGCTGCGGCAGACACACTCATTACCCTAAGCGCAGACGCAAATAGCACCGTAGCTAACTCGATTGACGCAACGCCATGGGGCACGCTAAACGGTGGCACGTGGTCTGAGGATTTGGGATTCTTGGTTTTTGACGTTGAGTGTGACGTCGATGCAAGCAACCTCGACCCGGTCTTTGTGGGCCTTGAAGTTGCTTACATTCCGAAACTGACAAGCGGAACGCAGGTCTCTGACCAAGCCGCACCAACGGATGCATAATGATTTTATCTGAGCGACAATGGCGTGACATCAAGCGCATTAAGTGGAACGACGCTGAATCTCGTCGCATCCGCGCAATGGTGCATGATGACAAGCTGATTGTCGGTTGGTGCGGAAAAGAGAAGCGGTGGATGCTTGCTCGGGTCGTTCCGGCGACGGTCCAGATGAAGTTTGGGGCGAAGACTATTTCGACGTCCGAGCAGGCTCCGCTTGTGTGGAAACGATGGGAGGATGACGACGGGACTCCTCTGAACATTCGAGATCCACGTCTAGTGCCATACATTCAGCGGTGTGACTTGTGGCGCCAGGGCGGTCAAAAATACATGCTTCAGTACGATCACGCTGATTGGATTGAAGAGACGAAGGAAAGAAGCGCGTCCGATGAGCTTGAGTATCTCGGGAAGCAGGCCTTCGACCGAATCAAGCCGCTCATGAAAAATCAAGTTGGATACATTCCCAAGCACCCCGTATCCACAAAATGGTTCGGGCCTACCTCCTGGAGATAGCACATGGCAACAGTGAACCTAACCAGAGCCCAGGCAAAAACTCTTGCAAAGACTCTGATGGACGAGAAGGGTGCGCTCTTTTGGACAGACGCCCAGATGAATGTCTTGTTTGATGAGGCGAATCGAACCGTGTGGCGCCTTCTCGTGCAGGCCAACCCAGGCCATTACCACGCAAGCGCGAACTTCACCTGGCCCGCTGATACGGAGATAAGAGACATCGTTTCTGATGCCGGATTGTCCGCTGTCCCATACAAGATTCTTGGCATTGAGAGCAAGGACACCTCAGGGAGTGTTACATCGTCGAACCTCCCAGCGAAGTGGAAGCCGATGGCGTTCCAGGATAGAACGAAATATCTTCAGGACTCTTCCCCGTACTGGGTCCCTAGGGGGCGCTACTACTGCCTGCGGGGGACGAAGCTATTCATCGCCCCATTGCCTGGGGAGGCTCAGGAATGCACAATCTATTATGTTCAGATGCTGGATAAGGTCACCAGCGACTCGACGGAGTGCCTTGGCGGTATGGCCGAGAGCTTCCATGATGCGGTAGCATATTGCCTGGCGTGGCTTATGAACTCAAAGCAGAATGGGCAGAACCCTACAATTGAGCGTTTGTGGGAGAATGCTCGGATACAGATTGAACAGCAGGCGGAAGAAATCAATGCAGACGAACCCCGGCAAGTGCGTTATATTGGCCACTACTAGGAGATCGAATGCCGACAACAGTCATCCCAATACGAGGACCATTCCTGGGGGTTGAGGAGCGGGAGAGCGCACAGAAGCCTGAGAGCGCCGCCGTATCGATCAATGTTGATTACAGCCGAGGCTTCATTGAGCCAAGACGTGGTTTTGAGAATAAGCTCAATGCTATTGCCGTAAAGAGGGCTCAGATACACCACTTCACATCCTCTCACGGCGAGGAGTATTTGCTACTTGTTGGCCCCAAGGCAAACGGGGACATCATGTTCCTCGCCTTGTCCAAAAATGGGCAATACCTGAAGAAGGAGGGGTCGAACTTCACGGCGGGGCAGAACCTAACGACAGCGTTTGGCGAGCCCAACAACCCAGAGTTCCGCTGTAGCTTTGTGGATATGCTTGGCCCGCAGGACTCTGACGGTGATGGGGCCATTGACACCGCATCGAATGTGTGTCTTGTGACGACGCAATACGCCACATACGTTTTTGACCCAACGTATTATTCTGAGTTTGAGATGACCAACACGATGTTGTCTCGTCAGCAAGCCGCTATAACCGTGGCGTATTGGCTGTCTCCCCCGAGGGGTGATATTTCGGTTATGCACCAGCAGTGCGTTTTCTATGCTGGCTTCCGTCGCGGGGAGACGGTTACGCTATCTGACCCTCTTGAGGACGCTCCCGGCGAGGGCGGTCTTGCGACAGGCAAGCATGATAAGTCGATGAAGTCTCTTGAGCCGGATTTTATCCAGTGGTCGGATTTGTACGATCCCTTTGCTCTTCAGCAGGATAACTACGCTGCCATCGAGCCCGGTGAGAAAGTGACGGGCATGGTCTCCTTCCAGGGCAATCTGGTTATATTTTCCGACAAGGGAGTCTATCTCTTGGTTGGGATTATTGGATCTGGGACGCCTCTTGCCATGCACAAGGTTGTTCATGGGGTGGGGTGCGTAGCTCCTGACAGTGTTGTGAACATTGGCGATTCGATATTATTTATGTCTCACGATGGCATATATGCTTTTGTTGGCGGCTCTAGCCGACTGAAAAGCACCCAGGGAATGGTCCAGAAGATCAGCGACCCGATTGGATCTTTATGGGGTGAGCCGACCGCCTCTCACTCAACCCCGAGATACATGGCCGGTTTCCTGTCAAGTGCCGGGTGGCCATTCAAGATATCAGGCGGGGGCCAGAACCTAACGCAGGCCCTTCACATCCCGGGCCGCAATGAAGTCTGGTTCTCCATTCAGTGTCAGATGCACGCGCCATTCAGCTTTGCCCTTACCGCCGTATATAACTATAAGATGGTGGCGTGGACCTTTTACATTAAAGGGACGTCTGTCTACGGAGGCGAGGATGGGGCGCAAAATCCGAAGCAGATCGGCTCTTGCATGTTTAGCGGCTGTGTCGTCAGGGATCGCAACGTAGAGAGGATCTTTACCACCAGCGCGGACTCTGAGCTTCAGGAATACGGGGTTCAGTTTGACCAGTCAAAGGCCTTGGATACAAAAAACCACGGCATCCCGATGTGCTGGTTGAGCGGGAGGCTCTTCAGAGAAAGTGACATGACGACAGTCTTTCGACCAGTTCGCATGAAGATGCTCTCTAGGGGCAGGAGCTATCAGGGTGTTAATAGTATGGGCCCTGCGGCTAGGGGCTTTTTCTCTACGCCAGTGATGTTTGTGACAGGGGAGGAATCGCACTGCGATCATGACGCAGAGGGGCCCACTGCTGTTGATGCGGTAACAGATCCAGATCGACAACAAACAACCGCCGGGATCCCGATGCACCCAAACCCAATGTCAAAGTCGTTCTGGGGGAATCTGAATACCGTCCAGAACACCATCACGGCTGCCTCGCTTGTTGACGAGCTTGATCTGGTTGGCGCGGTAACGTATGGCAACGACGGAATAGCGCCTCCAAAGATGGACTGGGGCGATGCGAAGTGGATGGAAAGAGACTGGTTCTCCTCAACCCCCCAATGCGGGAGCGTTCGTTCGCGGTCGTGCCGGGTGGGGTTTTATGTATGGGGAAGGGCCGCAGGGGCTGGGTATCGGATCCCAGGAGACCTTGTCATCCAGTCGTTCTCAATTGAGTCGGACGTTGGAGACCAGAGATGAGTTTCCTAAGAAGCCCGTCATATGTCACAACGCGGAACTGGAAGGTTCGGCGGGTCCGACAGGGCTATCTTTTCCCGGCGGTACCATTTGTTTCCCCAGCCGCCCAGGGCTCGATGAGGCACATGGGTCGGGACGATCAGGTGCGGGCGCTTCAGACTCATATTGCAAATCACGGCCCATTGGTCACGCCGGATGTATCTATTTACGATGCCATAGCTTCCTTACCGAAGGGTGGCGGTAGACTGATACTTTCAGAGGGGACATGGGTTGTTCGTAGCGGGATAACAACAACGAAGAAGGTTCACATCTTTTCAGCGTGCCCAGGCGCGACAAGGCTGGTCAGACAGCAAGATATCCCGGAGTCAATAATCACCCTCGCAAATGACTTCTCCACGATAGACGGAATTACATTCGTTGACTCGGACGGCACAAGGAGGGTGCCAGCCGTGAAAGTGACGGGGGATTATTGCACGGTGAACAACTGCACGTTTGAGGATGTTGGAACAGGCGTTGAGTTGGCCGGTCAGTATTGGAACACGGTTTCCAATTGCATCTTCCAGTCCTGCTCTGAGCGGGGGGTTTTTGTGTCCGGAACTCCCACGATGCATTCCATACTGAACAACAAGTTTGTGTCTTGCGGAACGGATGCATGGCTGCATATGGATTCTGGCGTGGATAAATCGCTGATATGCGGGAATGTTTTTGATTATGCTTCGGGCACTATCGAGTATACTGGGGGCACGAATAACCAGACGGCAGCGGAAGTCGAGTCTTGCAATGCGGTTCAGTCTGGCAACATTACGAGGAATTGATAGATGGCAGCATCAGATGTAACGGGGAGTTGGGTAACGCTTTCGGACGGGGCGACAGCGGAAGCAGCGCATTTGAACACGAATTTCACGGAACTTCGCAATCTGCTGACATCCACTAAGCTAAATCACGAGAACCTCCAGAACCCGAGGGCTCTCTTTTGTGTGACCTATAGTATGTATGAGGGCGCTAATTTCGTCCCGGCATCTAACAAGTTCACGTTCAAGTTGCCAACAGGTGAGGGCTCCACTTTCCACATGGTCAGCATGTATGTTGTTGCAAATTCACTTGCTGGCACGGTGACGGCGAAGTTGTATCGAGACGCATCTCCTGATGTGCTCCTAGCGGAGGCGACATGCTCATCTGCGGGCGTTCCTGGCGAGGACACTTCCTTTGCAGAGACCTCCATCGCTGCCGGGGAGCGGTTGTATTTTCAGATAGATGGTGCCGCTGGCGGTGGAGATCAAATTTCCTTTGGCATCTGGGCCAAGGGCTACCATACGGATACAGCGTAACATGGTTGATGTGAACCTAAAGAACTGGACGATCTTTGCGGATGGCGCTGCCGCGTCGGCCCATGATGTGAACAGGAACTTTGCCGAGCTACGCTCCTTGATCACAACGACGAAGCTGGACAAGGATAATCTGCTTCAGCCGAACTCCATGTTTTGCGTCTCTGTTACTTCCTGGAAAGGGGCGCAGCATAAGGACACCCATTACTTGTCAGTGAAGCTTCCCTCTGGCGTTGGCCCTATGCAGGTCGTCAGGGGCTCGTTTAGTTGCGCTGAATATGATGGCGGGTCTGCTGATGCTTTTTGTGATATATATTTTAAGTCAACAAAGGGAACGGGCCTTAGTTCTGACACGCAGTTGCTTGATCAGATGACAGTTGATGCGGATGACGAGGTGGATGAGAAGCTGGGCGAGGACTACCCTGGCACTTGGTATCAGCCCCTTCCCGGCGGTGGGACTATAGTATTTAAGTTTTCAGCAACGAGCGGTGGGGCTGGTTGTGATGGATTTGCGGCGTATCTGTGGTTAAAGGCTAAACACGTAAGGTAGTGGCATGGTTACAAGAACTGAGAAAGCATACAAGAATCCCCGGGCCACAATGGCAGATGGCCGTTTGACCGGGCAGGCTCGAAACATATCTGCGCCGATGCGGCAGGGCGGGGTCATGCGAGCGGCGGCAGAGTCTCGTCGTCGCAAAGACATTCCTCCAGTTCCGTATACGCGGCCTCCTGTCTCGACTCAGCAGCGAGCAGAGGCAGCATTCACTCGGGGGATCCAACAAGCCGGGCCAGGGAAGATCGCAGATGCAGCCTTGGCTCGCGTTCGCGGAATGGGGCCAGCCCCCGCTCAGGCGATGACAGCGTTGCCCGAGGTGTTGAGCGCCCCAGCCCCTGAGTTCGCGCCCATCTACGCGCGAAGTGGTCAGCAGCCTGGGATGGCCCCTGGGAAGGCGGATAGCGGCGGGGGTGGTGATGAGGGCGGTGGTGAGGGGTACGAATCCCCGGCCTCCGCTGCTGCTGCAATAGCCCACGCATACGCTAAGATGAAAGGAGAAGGTGGTGGAGGTAGTGGCGAAGGGTACCCAACTCCAGACTTCGGTGAAATAGCCCACGCATACGCTAAGATGCAAGAGGAGGGCGAGGAGCCTGCGTCTTGGGATATGCCGGAAGTAAGCTGGAAAACGGGGCCTGCGCCTTGGACTATGCCTAAGGGTTACAAAATAAACAAAACAACCCCACCGCTCCCTGCTGGGACCCCTCACCCGAAACCCATATATGATGACTTCACTGGGGAGGTTATTGGCTGGTCCGATGGGGACGGGAATGTTTATGATGCTGATGGCAACCTTATGTCAACCGCCCCTAAATCCGAAGACCCTTGGGACGATAAGGCCGGGATGTATGAGAGCGAGAAGCCGAAGACCACGCAGGACTTCATCGACGAGTACCTCTCCGATGACTCGGATGCCATAACCCCTGAGGAGGTATTCGGAGAGCTTTACGGAATGGATCAGGCCGAGGCCAAGGCCGGTGCAGATTTGGCAAGCATGATGGGCGGACTTGGAATGGGGCGATCTGGACAACACATGGGGGCGCAAACCGCTCTGTCAGCGCAGACCTTTGCCGATAAGCATAAGAGACTTACGGACATAGAGCTTGCCAACGAGAACCTCAGAGCGGAGAAGGCCAAAAACGTCATCGAGATGCACTGGAAAGAGGCGGATGCTGAAGAGCGTAAGCGGATGCACGATGAGTTGATCGGACTCCAGAAGGATGCCGACAAGTACTCAGCAGCAGAGTGGCTACTGGGCTTGACCCAGAAAGGCAAATTCTCCCAGGAAGGCTTGCAGGTGTACTTCGAGATGTGGGACGCCGGACATAGCGTTGACGAAATAATGGCCGTGTTAATAGACAAGGGTTACCTGAAAGAAGAGGACGCTGGCAGCGGTGGTTTTTGGGGATGGTTGGGCGATTCAATTAAGTCGATGGTCGGGGCCGACTAGGGAGGCGGACAGCTATGTCAAACATACCAGGTATTCCAAGCATGCGCGGAGGCTACCTTCAGCAGGTGGCTCAGAATCGACAGAGAGACAAGGAGCGTGGCTCGTGGTTTGGCGACATACTCAAGGATTCCTTGACAGCGGGACTTGGACAGGGGCTTGGCGAGCTTGGTCGCAGTTATGCAGAAAGCCTCTTCAGCGATGATGATCTTGCCTTCCAGCAAGAGGAATCAAATAAGCCCAATGCGGATATCCGGATATTCACAGAGGCAGACCCAGATACCATAAGCAAGGAAGGCTTGCAGCGCAGGCTAGATGAGTTGGCAGCGAGTGATATTGGCAGTGATATTGGCACTGGTCGACAGGCACTTGGAGAGCAGAAGAAGGGGCGTTTTGTAATTGACACACAAGCGGGGGTTTCTGATTGGTCGAAGCGGAAGGACCCTACTCCCGAAGAGATCGAGGGGTCTGGCCGGATGACAGCCATGGGAAGGGCCCTCCTTGCCATGCAGAAGAAGCTTGGCACAGAGGAGGGGCGTCGGGAGATCCACTCTAAACTATACCCATTGGATTCCAATAGCAAGAGACCTCCCAAAGGGTACCGATATAAAGGCCCAAAGAGCCAGCACCTCCACGTGAAAAATCGGGCACTGACCGAGCGAACAAGACAGAAGGAGATTCGGGAGGCGTTGACGTCAGAAAAGGGCATTGCAGCGCACAACAAGGAAGTCTTGGCGGAAATAAGGACTCACAACTCCCGAGCCCTCCAGCGCGGGTCGAGGGGGCAACCTAAATATGACCCGGAAGAGCTTACATGGGCGCTCAGTTCACAATATATAACCCACATGTTTTATGAAAGAGATGAGAACGGAAAGTGGCGCCGAAAGAGCCTGGACAACATTACCTACCCTGATGGGACACCACTGTCCAAAGAAGACGCGGCGATTGTTGCAGGGGCGGTTGGGAGAGTCCCAGCGACCCAAGAGATGATGGGCGCCTATATGCGCACGGGGTTGCAAAATAAAATCGTAACAAAACTGCCATCTCACATTCGTGCAAAAATGTTGAAGGACCAGGAAAACTATGGTCCCGACATGGTGGCAAATATACGCATCACCAACAAGGCCGCAGCGAATAAGGCCAACCTCCTAAAGAGAGCCGGGGTGATTCAATTTGGAAGTGGGTCTGGGACCTACGCACGCCGTACAGGAAAAACGGACTCTGCCTCCTTCAGCCAGGGGATTGAATTCATTCCAGACGAAGTCCTTAACGAGTTCGTGCAGGCTCAAAGGGCTAATGAGGTCGTAAAGGGTCTGGTTTATAAAAATAAAAAATGGGAAGAAGTAGACATAGAGCTAACAGAAAAAGACCTAAAAATCATTGCGGAAGCGCGTACTCTTTGGGACCGGTTTGAAGACCACCGAAAGGCTGACAACATCGAAAAGGCGAATTCGGTGGACGGAGAGCTAAAGAGGCTTTGGAAGAAAGAAACAAGTCGCGGAACCAGAAACAAGCTAAGGCAGGCATTAAACTATAAGCAAAAAATAGAGCATAGGAGCAGTCCCAAAAGGGGCTCAGGGGGTAAGCAAAACACCCTTATTGAGCAGGCCAAAAGGACTCCGTACAAGTTCTTTTCCAGCGTTGTGACGGACGCAAGCATAATCACCCCAGGGAAAGCAGGTAGAAACCAAAAGCTTTTCGGCGGCTCCCTCTTGATCGGTTCAGGGAGTCGGAAAAAGAAACTAAATATCAACGACCTGGCGGGTTTGTATAAGTATGATTTAGGATCCAAGGGCTTTAAAAAGCAAAAAAACTACAAATCAGTTCGTGGAAAAATACAAAACGCGAGGACCGGGGTCAAATCTAAAACAGTAGAAGATGTGGCAAAGAGGGTTGCGTACTTGCTCTGGCTCGGGAGGCAGGAAGAAGAGCCCGTAAATCTGGCCCTCCCCGAAGGGATAAGCAAAGTAAATGAAGATTTCACGGGATTTTCAATAATACACAAAGCAATTCTGCGTAATAAAGGATGGAACCCAGGAGGAAGTGCTTCGCCCAGGACCCCGCAATCCCCCCGGGCCCAGGGAATGCAGCCAAAACCCCCAGCAGTAGTTCAGCGCCTTCCTGCCGGAGCCCAGGAGCTTTGGTATGGACTTAGGGCGAGGGTTGATTCTGGAGAGCTAGACCCTGCGAAGGCTGCGAGGATATTCCGTGCCAACGCCTAGATATGGTCAGAGTGTATTTGATTTGCTGGATAGCCTTAAGAAGGGCCTGGGCAGCAAAACTTCTCCCGATATTGATGAGGCTGCTGCTGCGCTTGGCACTGCTGCTCACGGCCCTCATCGGGACTACGCTCCTCCTTCCCTTCAGCACCAGACCAAGAGGTTTGAGAGGGGTCTCCCGCTCGCAAGGACAGAGGACATTGCTCGCGCCGCCAATCTTCTTTCTGACACTGGAGGGGTCACTCCGGGCATCTTGCCCGATCCCGAATCAAAACTACCGGGCCATTACGACATAGGCCCCGAGGGGACCCAGTGGGCATCAAAGGAGCCGGAGTTCAAGGGATCATCTTGGTACCAGCCCCGAGTCACGACCGAGACTCCTGGGATGGAGCCTCAGACGGGGAAGGATGTAACTCTCAGGTCGGTCATGTCGGATCCGAGGTGGGCCGCTGCCGGGGTAAGTCCGCACAAGATTCTCAGGCGCCATAAGGCTGCGATGAAAAAACTCGACCTGATGCACAAGCAGAGGAAGCCATTCCCATGGGACGAGTACAGAACGAAGAAGAGAGACCTTCAGTCCAAATTCCTCGCGGAGTACAAACTGGGGCTCGCCAAGGCTTTTGGCGCCAAGTGGCAGGGCGAGGACAAACCTCATGCAGCCGCAGTACTTGTCCCAACCGGAAGAACATGGCCAGGGACTGATGTTCCCGAGCACCGGGTTGCAATCCCGGACCACTACATTCCAGACCAACTCAAGATGTCGAAGGATATCTCCCCTGAGGTTGCGAGCATAGATTCCTTTAGGTCCAGGACCGTTCAGACCGAAGACGGCCCCGTTGAGGTGGTGGAGAAGGTTGAAGCCCCCCGCCCCACGACGGAGGTCCAGCTTTCTCCAAACACGGATTTCGTCTACAACCCGACCCGGGGACTGGAGTTGGTTCCGAATAAACACCAAACTCACGATGCAAGAATCCAGCGCCTCAACAGGGAGATTGCGGAGGTTGATGAGAAGCTGAATGCGCTAGATATTGCGGTTGATGGATATCGACCATCAGGCCTCTCCGAGGAGGAGGTGGAGCATGGGGTCACCACGTTCCGCTCCTTAAAGACTGGTCAGGGAGCAACACTTACCCGCGAGACGCCGGGCGCCACGGGGAGGACAGACCTGGAAGACCTGAGAGGTAGACTGAACGATCAGCTACAGGTTCTCAAGCGAGCCAGGTCCCGACAGGAGTCCCCGATCCTCATCTCGGTTGATAAGGGCGAGGTCCTTCACAAAGCAAAGACTGTCCGCGTGACGGCCCCGAGAACCATGCACCTCCCCTGGGGGCTGAGTTTCTCTTTCCCCGGCAGCTATGAGGCGAAGCTCACGCCGCACGACGCAGAGTTCTACGCCGCAAAGAAAGGGTCTGGCAATCCTCTTGAGTGGTGGGACTGGTTTAGTGGTGCGGCCAGGGGCGAGATGGTCGAGGCTGTTGAGATTGACGGGTATCGGCTGGCGGGAAACCTATCTGATGCGGAGCGGTGGCATAACAACATCATGGTTCGATACAGCCCGCACTCCATCCTCCTCGGGCTTGGGTCTACGGTTACGGATTATGCAAGGGGGGTTGAGGGGTATAGCGCGGATGACCCGCTCCACAAGCGTCACGGGGCAAGGTCGTATGACCCCCAGGAGAAGAGCCCCCTGACCTTTCTGAACATGGGCCGATTCCTCGGACAGGCGATACCTTCCCTTTTCAGATCTAAGACCTGGATAGAAGGCGGGCTTGCCCTGTCTGGCAGTGAACTCAGCGGGGGGTGGCGTGGAGAGCATCCCGTGGGGGATATTGAGTTCTTCAAGACCTATAAGAGATACGGGCTTGACCCGATGATGTTTGATATCACGGGGCTATCCAAGTCCGACCAAACAATGCTGGAGGCCACCGCCGAGGGCATTTCCGGCTTCGGGCCGGGGTTTTGGCATGCGATGGTTGGCACACTCGAGCTTGCCTTTCAGGGGCTGTATGCAACCTCCACGCCTAAGCATGCTTATGAAAAGACGCCTATGGCCATAAGAACCGCTGGGGAGATGGCAGGGGCAGTGCCAAATATAGGCTACGGCTTGCTTGCGGACCCAAAGGTTATTGTGGCGGAAGACCCGTTTGGTGCTGCCACAGTTCTAATCGGTGGAGTGAAGCCTGTTCCTAAGTGGATAAGAAGCAAGAAGTCCTGGCAAGAGGCCGCAGCCCGCAGGGCGCTTGCGGAAGAAATGAAGCCATCTACGAGGCTTGATTCCCGGGTGGCAGAGGTTGCGGATTACTACAACTCCGCAAGATCGGTTGATCAGACAACGCAATATGTCTCGCAGAACAATCACCTTGTCGAGGTGATGGCCAGAAACAAGGAGTTCCCCGTCCTTAGTTCAAAGATCGCCAAGTTGAAGAGAAGGATCCAGAGTCTTCAGGCAGAGTACATGAGCACCAAAGGGAAGGGCTCGAGGGCGAAGAAGCGAAAGATAAAGCGGATGCTGTCAAAGGCCAACAAAGACTTGAAGGTCTTGTTGAACAAGAAGTCCCCGCGCAGCAAAGAGGCCACTCTTCACAGCCTCAGAGAGCAGGCTTACAAGACCATAAAGGAAGAGGGGGCCAGGCCCGCAACCTCGGCTGAAGCCAGTGCGAGGGTCAACAGCGCCAGGTCAGAACTCAAGGCAGCGCGGGAGGAGCTAATTGCTGCGGAGGAGGCATCTGGAATGGCTCATCGCGTGATGAGCACAGCCGCCAAGCGGAGGGTTTCCCAGGCAGAAGCCGAGCTTAGTGCCGCCAATAAGGCCTTTGATGATGTTCATGCGAGAGAGGCTGGCTCTTTGACTGGCCGCGCCTTGGCCCAGCCGTCAGATGGCCCCGTAAAGTACGCCGAGGGGACGTATGTGTCTGACATTGCAGAGGGGCCTGGGACCGTGCGAACTTGGACTAAGCCGAAGTCAGACGTCAAGGGGGAGTGGGTAAAGAAGACGGGGCGTGGGGGACGAACGTACTACGAGAAGGTCACCCCGCAGCTTCCAGCGGCCCCAGGTACTTTCAGATGGGGTACTGAGGTGAGATTCTCTGAGCCGCCCACTATGCAGTCTGGCTGGGTGAAGAGGGTGAATGCGGCTGGTCGTGATGTGTGGGTTCGGGAGAGCCTCCGGAAGGACATCGAGGCGTGGCGGTTTGCCCGGGACCCGTTGAGTATAACTCGCCAGCCAATGGAGGGGGTTTCTCGTGTAATGTTTGGGGGAGATCCACTGTCGATAACTCGGTTCCTCAGGAACCCGCCAGAGCCTCTACTCTCTCTTGGCAAGAAGTGGATTGAGAACAGGTGGGATGCTGCGGCCAAGCAGAGGGGCTACCTCTCCTACGTTGATAAGATTTACACCTCGCTTCCTGAGGCTATCGTATCTGCCTCGAAGCTGTACCCAATGGGTTCTTGGATTGCGCCGTTTGAGTTCTCTCGGCTCATATATAACAGGCTTGTCGGGCAGCGAAGCGGGATGGCGTGGTGGAAAAAGTTTACCCGCTCCCCGGAGAAGATTATCCCTGCTGCAATTGACGGGATTGCAAGAGAGCACATGAACACCCGGATGAATCAGTGGGATCTGGATGCACATGCTGCATTGCAGGCCATACCGGACAAGACAATCACATACAAAGGGAAGACATACAACATCAGAAAGCGAGTCGGTGAGGCGCTACATACCGAGGCGGCACAGTCCAGCTTCACCTTCAAGGAGCTAAACGTCTTCCATCAGTACGAGGCGGCATTCATCAAGACCGCATCAAAGGCAGACCGCATGCAGATGCTCGCCGTAATCGACAAGCTAAGGACACGTCTTGATAATGCTCGAAACAACAGAATCGACGGTTATCGGTGGGTTGAGGCCTCGAAGCGGGGCGGTCGCGGGCAATGGGAGATTGACTCTGACGTCGGCAGGTTCCTCAAGCTGATGGAGTCCAAGGGCAACAAGCACGCGAAGGCACGCCTCGCTGACCTGGTTGAGCGACGGGACCTTTTGAATAAGTGGGCGAAGCCTCTCTCGCAGCAGATAGCCGACACAGTGGCGTTGGGGAAGAAGTATGGAATCATAGACAATCCATCGCAGGCGCTTCAGTGGTGGATGCCTGAGAGCTACAAGCAGAACTCAAAATTTGTGGAGTGGTACAAAAACAAATTCAGCAGTGAAGTGCCAAGGACCCGTAGTGAGCTTCGGAGATTGCATAAGCATATCGAGCAAAACGCAGACAAGCTTCACAGCGTCAGGACGGGCACTGGAAAGAGTCTTGGCAATGAGCTTCGGCAGGCTGGCGTTCCTTTCGAGACCCGGGTCAAGAAATACGGACTCATCCAGAACCTGAATCAAGAAGTCTTTAGCGGCATCCGAAGTCTTCGACAGGCTGTTGCGAATGCGGAATACTTCAACGCATTGGCCAAGATGAAGGGCAAGCAGGCCCCCCTTCCTGGCGCAAAGGTCTGGGAGATCGCGGAGCCGTTTGTCCTCGATAGCCTGCCTGCTCATTGGACGAAGGCGCAGAGATCTAACTGGGCTCAACTTCCAAACACCCACCTGTTTGAGCGCAAGGTAGAAACAAGGACCCGAACGGATAGACCGCCAAAGGGAGAGTTAGCGAGTTGGCGAGAGATCAAGGGCAAGGACGGGAAGGTGCGCTGGGAGATGGACGTCACAAGGAAGTCCAAGGCCAGAAAGTACCACGATGCCTCTGGCCTCTGGATTCGCAAGGAACTCTTGTACGACATCCTACTAAGCGAATACATACAGGAGGCTGCAAGAACCTGGATCAGTGGGTACGTTCGACACATGAAGGGGAACTTCACAATCAGACACCCTGCCGTTCACCTGAGAAACGGGGCATTCAACGGCGTAATCTTTAGCGTATACGCAGACATCAACCCGTTTAATCCGCGCAGGTGGAAGCTTTACGAGCAGATGACTCGAGACACGGCATCGCAAAACAAAAGTCTGTTCTTCAACATTGCGTTTGAGGAAGGGGTCCATAACTCCAACTTCGCAAGGGCAGAGGGATTGGTCCAAGCGCAGGGCAAGGCCATGCGTGGGTTCTTTGGTTCGGCTAAAGACCTAATGGATAACACGCTCGAGCTTATGCTGCCGATGAATGCAAACATGAAGGCCCGGCTGTTTGGCCTTGGGAAGGCCACGAGGTGGCAAGCATTCAAGACTCTGTTCGAGGAGATACCAGGCATGCTGTACACGTGGGGTGACGCAAGCTTTAAGCACACAGCAGGGCTGAGAAATCTTGAGAAGATGGGGTTTTACAAGATAGACCCCGCAACAAAACTGCCAGGGTTATACAACCCGGCAACAGGCAGATTCATCAAGGACATTAAAGAGTTCCGTAAGACTGAAAAGGGGTATCAGGACAAGGTGCGGGGGGCGTTTAGAAAGGGCATTGAAGACTTTCTCAACTACCTTCGACAGCCAATGTACGCAACGATGCTATCAACCCCAACAAAGATTCCATGGACAAACATGAAAGGTGAGGTAGGGGTGATGCCTGGCTCAAGGGCGTTTGGTTTCATGTCGATCTCCCAGTTCCCCGCCTTTCTCTCGAAGGCCGCGCCCAGGATGGGCAAGATGTTTACCGAAACGCCGATGAATACATTCAGAGCGGGGAGTCTTAACACGGCGATAGACTCTTTGACCGAGGCCTTTGCCGATGGGCTTGGCATTACAGACGGTCAGATGACTTCCATAATGGATGTCCAGGAGCGGTACAACAGTCTCCTATCAACAGTCCCCCTGATGGCATCCGTCGATACAGACGCCCTCAAGAAGGCTCTGGACCAGGAAGAGTTTGAGCCATCCCTGGAGTTTGGGGACGATATGATTGTCCATCCCCCAGAGCGAATCGGGCTGGAGTTCCGGCAGT